ACAGAGAGACCGGGCTGCGTCGGGATGCCCGGCGGGCCCGGGGGGTGTTGATAATAATAAAAACAAATATTTAAAGAAGTTCTGTCTCTTTCATAACTTTAATCAATCTTGTTATGCCTATACCACCGCCAGATCTTTCAAAAAAATTATAGCTTAAAAATTCATTTAATTCGCGTTCAACACGTTCTTTAGTAAAATTACTAAATAAAATATTAGCATATCCACCTTCACTAATTGAATAAAACTGCTTTCTCATTTCTTCAGGATCAGAAGAACGCTGTGCACTACCAATTGTTTCAATTCCATTTATAATAACATCAATTTTTTTTGCGTGCCCTCCTTCTATAGTACTTGTTTCATCTTGTTTCATATTCCAAAAAGGAGAACTAAAATTAGGAAAATGTTTTAGAAAAAATACTGGACCATGATCTTGTTTTAATTTTTCTTCATGTTCATGCTCTAATTCAATAGTATCATATTTTTTAGCAACATCTACATAATCTCCTTCTGGATAAGACCCAGAAGGATAAAATTTATTAAAACCCAAATGATCTAGTAATTCTTCTTCCATTTTTTTCATAGCTTCCATATCACCTTTCATTTCAAATTCAAACATTGGAAAAATTTTATCATGTCTACCAGGGACAGGATTTGGTTCGTTTCTGTAACTAGTACTTAAACAATAATAACCAATAGCGTCAGGATTATTAAGTAATTCATATTCTAACCACATTTGTCCGGTTTGTGGTAAAGGCCATACTTGCCCTGCATAACTATAAGTAGATATAGTTTTTGGATCTTCGCATGCTGCTAATATACTTAATCTACTTTGTGTATGAACTTCTTCAAAACCTTTTTTATCAAAAAAATTTCTTAATTTTTTAACAATATTATTAAAATCACATGTATTAATAATTCCAATCTTAGAACTCATTATTCCTTTTAAAATAATTATATGTATTTTTTAAGTATATTTGTAAAATTATCATTAAATATATTATATATTTATATATGATAATTTTACAAATACTGCTATCATATTAATAACATTATATTAATTTATATATATATATATATATTTATATATATATATTAATAAAAAAAATGATTATAAATATATATAAATCAATTATATATATATAAAATAGAGATAATAGGAGATTATGGAATTTTCAAAGGACTCAGAAATATTAACAATCATTAATAGTTCTATGAATATGTTACATAATGATAATAAATTTGTTATTAAAATAAAATATAATAACAATTTAAATTGGACAGAATTAGATTTTAATAATTTCATAAGTTCTGTTTCAAATAGTAATTATAAGGAGGTTATAGAAAATGAAATATTAGAAATAATAAATGAAAATAATAACATATTAGTTATACCAAAGATGTCTAATATTATAAATTACTGTAATAATGAAGAATGTGAAAAAATAAAAGATCATAAATGGATTAATAAAAATAATTTATTATCAAATAATATAAATAATTTATTTGATTATAATATTAATTTTGATGTAACAGAAGAAAAAAAAACAATATCTAAACCAGATAATTGGAATATAAGTAAAAAACATTATACAATAAATAAAAAATTTAAATATATAGATTTAGAAAATAATATAGAATATATAGCTACATTAATTAAAAAAAATAATCAAAATGAAGTATATGAAACTTTAAAAAAATCAAATATAATAAAAGAAAAACAAAAATATGAATTTAGTATAGTAATTAATAAAAGTGTTGAACCAACAATAGTAATACAATCAATTATTAAAATATTACAATTTATAACACATGAAACTAATATAATGTTTAAAAATAAACAAAAAGAAATTATAGAACAATATCATAATTTAATAAAAAAAGATATTAAAATAAATAATTATAATAGAAGAGATCATGTACCATTGTTGACACCAAAACCAATAACATTAGAAAAAAATAATTTAATAGATCCTAAAGAGTTTGGTGCTGTAAGTATATTAAAAGATTATACAGTTACAGAAAAGGCAGATGGGGAAAGATTACTAATGTATATAAATAATGTAGGAAATATTTATACAATAAATAATACATATAATATAGTGGATACAGGTTTAATAGCGGATACTAATTTATATGAAAGTTTAATAGATGGGGAATATATAAAATGCAATAAAAGAATAGATGACGCATCTAAGAATTTATTCGCCGCATTTGATATTTATTATATAAAGGGAAAAAATATAACTACATTACCGTTAATTGCGGATGGTGAAAATAATTCTCGTTATAATTATTTAAAATTAGCAAAAAAATATATAGATAATAGTAAATCATCTGTTGAATTTATATTAAAAAAATATTATTACGATGATGATAAAAAAACTATTTTAGATTATTGTAAATATATATTAAAAGAAAATAAAACATATCCTTATGAAATAGATGGTTTAATATTTACGCCATCAAAATTACCACTATATTCATTTTATAGTAATAAACCTGTACAAATGACAGATAATGTAAAATGGGAAAGATTATTTAAATGGAAACCTCCTGATCAAAATACAATAGATTTTTTAGTAAAATTTGGAAAAACTATAAGAGAGAATGGTCAAAAGTATAAAGAATTAAGATTATATGTAGGATATAATTCTAATCAATGGGAAGATATTGGACCAAATAAGGGATTAAAAATAAGATATGATCATAAATACGCTAAAGAACAAAGAAATAATTATAATATATATAAACCAGTATTATTTAAACCGAATATATATTATTCAAATGGTGTTGAAATAGCATATGTTAAAATAAATACAAAAGGAGAAATAAAAACAGAAGACGATAATATAATAGAAAATAATTCAATTGTTGAATTTAGTTATGATGTAAATGATAAAATATCTATAAATCATAGATGGAACCCATTACGTATTCGCGATGATAAAACTCGATTATTTAGAACTGGCGAATTAAGTAAAACTATGAATGATTTAAATATAGCTATAAATGTGTGGAGATCAATACATAATAGTGTAACTTACGCGATGATAATGGGCAATGAAGATATAACTGATAATGATTATTCTAATACTTCAATAGAAAAAATTTTAGATACAGGAGATGTATATTATAGTAGAAATATACCTCGAGAATCATTATTGTCTATAAATATGTTAAACTTTCATAATCAGTGTATAAAAAAAAAATTGTACGAGTATAGTGATGATAGGAATTCTTTATTGGAATTATGTGGTGGTGAAGGGGGTGATATGAATAGATGGTTAGATTATCAATATTCATTTGTTTTATCTATTGATTTAGTTAAAAGAAATATATATAATCCAAGAAGCGGAGGTTATTCACGATTAATAAAAAGAAAAAATCAATTAAAAAGAATAAATTCTGGTGATAAAATATATTTTCCAGATATAGTATTTGTGGTAGGAGATTGTTCTAAACCAATAAATACAGGAGAGGCATCAAAAGTAGTAAATGATGAAGAAAGCGAAAATATATTAAAAATAGTTATGAATACGAATAGAAATAATCAACATCATTTACGACATATCGCGGGAAAAGGAAGAAATAAATTTTCTGTATGTAGTTGCCAATTTGCTATACATTATTTTTTCGAAAATGAAGAAAAATTAAATGGATTTTTAAGTAATGTATCAAATAATTTAAAAAAAGAAGGTATATTTTTTGCGACATTTATGGATGGAACAAATGTTATAAAGGAAATAGAAAAAAATGAAGAAGGAATAATAAAAGGAATAAAAAAAATAGAAGATAATACAGAAGTAATAACATGGGCGATAATTAAAAGGTATAATGATGATTTAGAAACAAAATATGGAAAACAAATTGGTGTATTTATAGAAAATACACAAAAAGTAATTCCTGAATATTTAGTTGATTTAGATACATTAGTTTCAAAAGCGAGAGAATTTAATTTAGAATTAATAGAAACAAATACATTTGAAGAAGATTTTAATAATATAAAAAATAATATTTCAGAGGAAACTGGTAAAATAAGTTTATTAGAGAAAAATATATTAGAATTAGATAAAGATATAATACAAAAAAAATTTTCTTTCTTTAATCGTTATATAATATTTAAAAAAATATAGAAATAAGATTAAATATTAACATTTCATAATTTATTTAATAAATAAAATATTATGATTTTTTTATATTTAAAAATAAAATAATTAATAATATATAAATGAATAATAATAAATACATATCTATATTAATACCGTTATATAATGGTTTAGAATATTTAGAAGAATCAACTAATTCTATTATTAATCAAACTTATAAAAATTGGGAACTTTTAATAGGTATAAATGGTATGTATAATGATAATAACTTTATAAATAAAGTAAATAATATAGTAAATAAATTAAAAAATAATAATATAAATAAAAATTTAAATATTAAAATATTTAATTTTAATTTTAAAGGTAAATCTAAATGTTTAAATGCAATGATTAAATATGCGAAATATGATTATATAGCTTTATTAGATGTAGATGATATTTGGTTATCAAATAAATTAGAATTACAAATTAAATATTTAGATAATTATGATATAATTGGTACAAAATGTCAATACTTTGGTGATATGAATATAATTCCAAATATACCTACTGGAGATATTTCTAATTTTAATTTTTTTAGTTTTAATCCAATTATTAATTCATCTATAATTATAAGAAAAAATGATGCGATATGGTGTGAAGATGAAGATCTAATATTAGAAGATTATGATATGTGGTTAAGATTAAATTATGAAAATAAAAAATTTTATAATATTAATGAAATTTTATGTTATCACAGAATACATAAAAATTCATATTTTAATAATATTAATAATAATAATAATAATATTAATATTTTAAAAAAGAAATGGTTAAATATAGATTAAATATAATCTAATTTAATTGTTTATAGATTAAATATAATCTAATTTATTTTTTTATATATTTAATTTAATCCAAAAGTTTATTTAAAATTACTAAACACATCATTGAACGATCTGATATATCATAACCACTTGTAGTATTTAATAAATTAATAATTTGCTTAATATCTTTAGGTCTAATACAATGACATAAATAATAATAGATATCTCTTTGATTTAAGGTATAATTATATACAGTAACTTGTCTTTTTCTTAATTTAGCTAAATGATATCTGAGAATTGGAGCGAGACGTTTATCAATTTCTTTATTCATTTTAAATAAATTTTTCTTTTGATTATATGATGTTGTTGCCGAATATAATTGATATAAAATATCTTTAATTGTACAAATTGATGTATGAATAAGATATGTTGGATCAATTGATTTTCCATTATTATCATAATTTGGTTCAATATTTGGATTATAATCTCTAATATAATCATTAATGTGGTAATCGATTTTATTTTTCATATATGTAGTTAATAAATTATACCAAGGATTTGGATTACAAGGATCTGTATTTTCTCTATAATTAATATTATCTGGTGATATTTTTGCTAAACTATAACCATTATTAGTAATTCTTTTAATAATATATCCATAAGTATTATTATTACTATCATGAATATAATTATTTGCTTCATTTACATTTGAAAATTTAATAGGATATTTAATTCCTAAATTACTAAAAGGTTTATTTGAAATATCTATATTTTGCATATTTGTAATATATTTAGAATCAATATGATATAATTCCATATAATTTTCTCCAAATATATTTTTATAATCAACAATATGTTTATTTTCATGATGTAATAAAACAAATACGTAAGATATATTTTTATCTAATTTGTCTAGAAAAATATTTCTTACATCATCATCATAATTATTTAATAATTTTTTTAAAATATCGTCTAACATAATACCATGTGTTTTGGTGGGATGCGAAAATCGCGAACTATTAATATTTGGACAACTTGTTGTCCCAAAATGCCACATATTATTATAATAATAACAAGTAACTGTAGTACCATCTAATGCTTCTGTATAACAATCATTAATATCTATCATATTATTATATTCTTCGGTACTAATTCTAATAGGAATACTATTAGAATAAGAAATAACAATATTTTTATTATTAGATGGTGCTTCGAAATCTAATACAACACTTCTACATTGTTCATATAATTCTTTAAATTCATTAATATCATCTCTTAAATATGTATTATGTAAAAGTAACATATTTTTCATTCCTTTAAATTTTTTAACTTGAAGTGCTGGCCAAAAATTATATTTTTTTAAAACATTAATAAATGAACGAGAATAATCTTTATCATCGGACATATTATTTTCATAATCTAAAAATGTATCACTGATAATATTATCAAGTGTTACAGATGAATGTTGAATTTTATTTGATTGCATACTCGGAACTATAAGTATATTATATTATTATATTTATATCATTTTTTATTATATTATAATTTACATTTTTATATTAAAAATATATAAAATCTAAAATTTAATTTATATATTTTAATTTAGACTTAAAATGTATTAGTATTAAGGTGTAATATAATAACTATTTTCTATTTTTTTTTATTTTTTTTTCTATAATCTTAATTTCTTTATCTATATTTATCATATATTTTTTAATTATTTTTAATTTATTTAATAATTTCTTTTTATTTTTTATAGCATTTGATATATTATTAATTTGTTTTGATGATATTTTTTTATTATTTTTTTTTTTATTATTAAATCAGATAATAGTTTTATTTTATTTTCCAATTTAAATATTTTGTTACCACTATTTAATATTTTTTTTATTTTATATTTTAATTCTTTATTCATAAATCTTAATTCCTTATCTAACAATTTAAATTTATATTTTAACATATCTTTTCTATAATTTAATAATATATTTATATATTAGAGATAATGTTAAAATATAAATTTTATTGTAAAAAAAAAATAAATAATAAACATCGTAATATATATAAATTAGAAAAATCTAAAAAAGAATTTATAAAATATAAAGGTTCTTTTATTCCTCTTAAAAAATATTTAAAATTAAATTTAAAATTAAAATTAAAAAATAATAAGAAATATGGTGGTAATCAAGAAATAATTGATAGTTTGAGTTCTGAATGTAAACATGTATTTGATAATCCTGTAGAATTTGGAACATCATTAGATAAATTAACAGATTTAAATATACGGGCAATGGATATATATGATCAACGTATAAAAGGTGGTAAAAAAAAAAATAAAAAAAAGGCGGGTATATTGATTATTCACAAAAATATTTAAATTTAATTAAATAAAAAAAATGATTATATATTTTATTATTTATTTAATAATATGTGTAATTATCCAATTAACAATGGAAAAAAATGGACAAATGAAGAAGATGCTATGCTAATTAAATATACAATTTGTAATGATCCAATTAATATTAATAAAATTGCGAATAATATGAATAGAACAGAAGATAGTATTAAAAATAGAATTATTTCTAAAATTATTTTTCCAAAATTTGATTTTATAAATGGTATTAATGACAAATTATATAATAATTATTCATATATTTCTAAAGAAAATATAGATAAATATATGTATAAAAATAAAAAAGATTTAACTTTATATTATTTGGATCAAATGTCGCAAATAATTAATAAAACTAATAATAAATATAAAGACGATTTACTTGTAAATATTGATAAAATTACATATTTAATTAATTATTAAATTCATTTTATTATTTATATTAATGTCATTATTTTGATTTAATTGTGTAGTTATTACAGAATTTTTTATATTATCTGATAATGATTTAATATATGATGTATTTAATATTTCATAACCACATGATATATTTATCATTGGTGGTAAATTAATTATATGTGATGAATCACAATCCAAATGTAATTTTCTATATTCTTCTATTGATAATGTTCCTCCATTAAAAATATTTAATAAATATCTTGATGGAGCTGGTCTAATGGGTAAACTATAATTATATAATTTACCCATCATTTGTATTAAACTATTTATTTCCCATACCTTATCGCTTCCTGAATTAATAGAAAAATTATATGCGTTAGCACATTGTAAAGAACAAAATGATGAATGACAAAGATATGTATTTGTAATATTATTATAATTAATGGGCATTCCATAAACTTTATATTCTATTGGATGAATACACCAAAAACAATATGAATTTTTATTATCATAATTAATATCTGTATTTTTATTATTTTTATCATCGCTAAAATATTCTTCTAGTATTTTATTATCAGAATTAAAACAACATTTTTTTTCATATGGAATAGGTTCTGTTTTATCTTTACTTTTATTAATAATATTCTCTATATTATTCTGATTTAATGGTAATTGTAATATAATATGTTGTTCTTCTTTATCATTATTTTTAACCATTGTATTCATAATGTTTTTTTTATTTTTAACTATAGGTTGTTCCCCATTATTATCTATATTTTTTTTTCTAGGCATATTAATTATAATAACATAATATATATTTATATATATTTAAAATTTAAATTATATATAATATATAATAATGATAAAAAAATTTTTTATATTATTTACTCTAATTTTAAACAATGTATATTCTTTTAATAATTTAGCATTTAAAACAATAAATCCTAATAAAATAAATAATTTAAATAAAATAAATTATTTAAATTTAAATAAATTATATAATCAAAAAAAAAGATCAAATATCATTTATGCTAGATATATGAATGATATTAGCAGAAGAAATATTTTACAATTAATACCATTAATCGCATTACCAGAATTAGCATATTCTAAAGAATTAAATAATATTAAATTAAATAAGGTTTTAGTATTTGGTGCATCAGGATATACCGGAGGAGATACTATTAGAAATTTATTAGAAAAAGATATTATAGTAAAAGCATTTACAAGAAATAAAGTTAAAATAGTAGAAAGAAAAGATGCTCAAAAAAATTCATTAGTAATTGATAATATAAAAGATAAAAATAAAATAATATCCATAGTTGGAGATGTATTAAAACCAGAAACATTAAAAAATATAATGAATGATGTTGATGCTGTGATATTTTGTGCCGCATCAAAACCAGACGTAAAAATTACTTCAACTCCTGGTGTTAATTTAAAAAATAAAAATAATACAATTGATAATGACAATGATAATGATAATGATAATGATAATGATATTGGTTTAACTAAATTTTCAAATCCATTATCTTATAATATTAAAAATAATTCAATATCAGAAAAAAATGAAAACGTAGAAGATATTGGTCTTGAAAATGTTGCCAAAGAAGCAATAAAAAATAATGTTAAAAGATTAGTAATAGTATCATCAATTTGTGCAAAATGTCAAAAAGATAAAATTGATTATGGTGAAACAATTGATAGGGGTTTCGCATCATGTGAACCTTGTTATAATAAACAAATAGGTGAAGAAAAAGTAAAAAAATTATATGAAAATATATCTAATAATTTAAGTTATACAATAATTAGACCTGGTATGCTTTCTCCTGGTGAAAAAAGAGGGGTAAAAGAAATTGAATTTAACCAAGGTATTTCAAAAAGTGGTATAATTTCTAGACTTGATTTATCAGATATATTAATATCGGCTGCGGAGACAGATAACTGTGCTAAAAAAACTTTTGAAGTATATTATAAAGATACAGCACAACCCGTTGATATGTATCAATCTCTTAAAACATGTAAAGAATTGGGTAAAAGTGTTAAAGAATGTTTTTTTGGAGAAGGATATAATAATAATAGCGAACCATTATCAATAGATAAATTAATTAAAGAACCTGTAAAAGGTTCTATATTTCCTTCGGGAAAAGAAGTAATAGGTGATAACTATTATGATATGTTTAAGAAATTAAAAAAGGACGAAAAAGAATATTATGATATTAATTTACTTAAATCTAATGATATTTTATAATTGATATTATATTTTATAATTGATATTATATTTTATAATTTAAAATTTAAAATCATATAAGAATTATATTATATATATAAATGTGAAGTATATTATACTCACAAATTCGCTCTCGTAGCTTAATTGGTTAAAGCGTTGGTCTTATGAGCCAAAGATTGGGAGTTCAAGCCTCCCCGAGAGCATTTATTTTTTTAAAATTTAAAAATTTATAAAGTTAGTTGTATAACTAACACCCAGCAACAATTAAAATATAATATAAAGTTAGTTGTATAACTAACACCCAG